TACGTAGTTCCAAGAGAACTAATTTTATATAAACAAATAACTAAATGAATGTATTATGAAATACTGGAAACAAGGATTTTACGATGAACCAATTGAGGGTTCGGTAGAAATTGAGGACGACTATTACAATGATTTGTTAGAAGGTCAGTCTGAAGGAAAAGAAATTTACGAAGGTGATAATGGTGTTCCCATTTTGGTAGAGCATGAGTATTCTATTGATGAAATAAAAGAAATGAAGGTAAATCGTATCTTGCTGTATGACAAGTCAAAGGCGGTTAATTCGTTTACTTTGAGTGGGAAAGGAATGTGGCTTGATAAGGATACTCGAGTTGGTTTGAAGAACTCCATTTCAATAGAACAAGACATGGGAAGGACCGAAACAGTGTTGTGGTTCGATGGTGTGAAGTATACTATTCCTATTCTTAACGCATTAGCAATGTTAAATTCTCTAGAATTATATGCCCTCGACTGCTATAATGTGACACAGCTGCATCTTGCAGCTATAAAAAAGATGTATATCGTGTCGCAGATTGAAGAGTATGATTACACAGTAGGTTATCCGGAAAAACTATTATTTGAATAGCATTAAAAACACATACCTGATTATATTTTAGATTATAATTCTAATCAGACAATATGATAATTCTATATAATGGTAGCAAGGAAATAAAACTCGATGTAAAGGACGAAAGTTACTCTTACGAGGCGATTATGGCAGAGGATACACTTAATTTGTATTTTTCCTATCCGGGATACTTAGAAATACCGGTCGGAACTTGGTGCGACTTTTACGGAAAGCGTTATTCTCTCAAAAAAGATAGTAATTTCAAGAAGAAAGGTGAGCGCAACTTTGAATATACACTTATCCTTGAAACAGCTAAAGCGGATGCTATGATGTGGAAAGTTCGTCACATTGCAGATAACAGCATCAAATTCGCATATACAGCTAAAGCACATGAACACCTACGATTACTCGTCGAGAACCTAAATCGTCGTGATATGGGCTGGAAAGTCGGTGATTGCATCGAAGGAACAGATAAAGTTATCAACTATAATCACACATATATTCTTGATGCCCTTAATCAACTTGCAGATACGTATGAAACGGAATGGCAGATTACTGGAAAGACGGTTCATCTTCGTAAAGTTGAATATAACAAGAATAATCCTTTGAAGCTGTCTTATGGTAAAGGCCATGGTTTCAAGGTTGGTGTTGGTCGGGAATCCGGAGATATACCGCCCGAAATTGTCCTAGTAGAAACTTCTGATCGAAATATCAACTACTCGACATACGGAGCTAAATATCTGTTACTACCCAAATCTAAGACCCTTCATTATGAAGGTAGAACGTATATAACTGATGCAGACGGAACCAGTGTCATGCGTGCTGACAAGACCTTAGTTACAGGTAAAGAGGATAGTCTAGACTGCACTGCAATCTATCCTTCTCGTATTGGTACTGTTAGTTCTGTTATCGAGGTTAATAAGGAGACTAACTTCTATGATTTTGTAGATAGCGATATACCTAACGATCTTGATTTTAAGAAATGTCTGATAGCCGGAGAGACCATGACCGTCATCTTCCAAACAGGTATACTGACAGGCAAAGAGTTTGAAGTCAAGTATATCCATGAGCCCATTCTTAAAGAGGATGGAGAAATAGAGAAAGCAGGTAGACGTTTTGAAATAGTTCCACAGGAGATCGACGGTATCACTATGCCGGAATATGATGTTTGGCATCCTAAGACAGGCGATACTTACGCAGTATTTGGCATTCAGTTACCGAACTCATATATCTGTAATGATGAAGAGCAGACAGGTGCGAGCTGGGAAGTATTCAAGGAAGCTGCTAAATATCTCTTTGAGCATGAAGATAAGCAATTCACTTTTACCGGGACCTTGGACGGTATCTGGGCAAAGAAACGCTGGCTAAAGATAGGCGGTAAAATTGTATTAGGCGGTTATGTAAACTTCTCCGATAGCCAATTTCATCCGGAAGGTTCGCTTATTCGTATGATAGGAATCAAGCGTTATGTGAACAATCCCTATTCTCCGGAAATAGAATTATCAAATGATCCAGTTGGTACGTCCGTAACCAGCGAACTAGATAAAATCGAGACAAATGAAGTTGACGTAGATATCAAGTATAAAGATTCTTTGCAATTTACCAAGCGCCGTTTTCGTGATGCAAAGGAAACTATGTCTATGCTTGAAGATGCTTTATTGAACTTCTCCGGATCAATCAACCCCATCACGATACAAACGATGCAGTTACTTGTAGGCGATAAAAGTTTGCAATTCCGTTTTGTCAGATCAAAAGCGGTTCCGGTACAAGTATCGCATAATATCACTTACAACACCAGCACAAAGGTTCTAAACTCTCCTGCCGGCATTATCCAACACATGACGCTAGGGATAAAAACTGTGTCGTCTGAACACAAAGCTAGCGAATACAAATTTTGGGATATGGCTGAATATAATTCTCCGGTGCTTATTGCCCCAGAGAAGAAATATTATCTGTATGCTGTATGCAGTAAGGAGAATCAGACCGGCACATTCCTTCTCAGTGAAACAGCTATCAAAATGGAACAGATAGCAGGATATTATCACCTACTAACCGGCATCCTAAACAGTGAGTATGAAGGTGAGCGCAGCTTCGTTGAGTTATATGGATTCACTGAAATTCTGCCGGGCCGCGTAACGACAGAACGGATCATCTCTCCGGATGGAAAGACATACTTCGACCTGGTTAAAAGTGAAATAGGTGGAAATATTCAAATTAAGGCAGGCTCCTCCGGATTAGAAAATTTGGAAGAATGGCTTGAAGTAAGCGATCTGATCGATTCTATTCAGAAGTCTGCAGCTGATGCAAACGATGCTGTTGGAGGTCTGCATGATTATATCGACGGTGCATTTGCTGACGGTATTATTACTGAGGCAGAAGCTAAGGCTATCGAAAAGTACATCAACACAGTAAATAATGCGAAAGCAGCTGTAGAAGCAACATACAACAAACTGTATGTGAACCCTTATCTCTCAGGAACGGCCAAATCGGGATTACTTAATGCTAAAGTTACGTTGATGGGAAGCATTGAGAATCTTATCAAGTCTATCAATGATGCTATTGCGGATGGACAGACAACTGTTGCAGAAAAGAAAGACGTTGATGATAAGTATGTCTTGTTTAATTCTGCGTATGCCGACTTCACCGCCGCCGTAGAAACAGCCAATAAAGCGATACACGATGCCTTGAAAGGTTATTCAGAAGAAGCATTAAGAGAGGCCGCTGCTGCTATGGAAGCAGCCAATGCGGCAGCCAAGAGTGCCAGCGAAGCAAACAATGCAGTATCCAATCTAAATAATTATGTAGATGGCGCATTCGCTGACGGTGTAATATCCGAGGCGGAAGCTAGTGCTATCGAAAAGTATATCAACACAGTTAACAATGCGAAAGCAGCCGTAGAAGCGACATACAACAAACTATATGCAAATACATACTTAACCGGAGTCGCAAAAACAAACCTGCTTAATGCAAAGGTTACGCTGATGGGGGCCATAGAAAGATTGATAAATGCAATAAATACTGCCATTGCAGACAAGCTTACTACTCCAGATGAAAAACAGGCTGTTGATACACAGTTTGCAGGCTTCAACAGTGCTTATGCTGACTTTAATACTGCTGTCGAAGAAGCTAATAAGTCCATACAGGACAAGTTAAAGTCTTTCGCCGATGATGCTATGAAAAAAGCACTGGAAGCGTTACAGGATGCGGCAGATGCCGCAAAAGCCGCTGAAAAAGTAAACGGTGATGTTAGTGATTTACATGAATATGTAGACGGTGCGTTTGCCGACGGTATTATATCAGAAGCAGAAGCTAAAGCTATTGAGAAATATATCAATACAGTCAAGAACACGAAAGCCTCTGTAGAAGCTACATATAATAAGCTGTATGTAAATACATACTTGGTTGGTGTTGCTAAGACTAACCTACTCAATGCTAAAATCTCTCTCTTTGGGGCTATCGACAATCTCCTCGCAGCAATCAACGTTGCTATTGCTGACGGGCAGACCACTACTGCGGAGAAAAAAAACGTTGATGATAAATTCGCTCTCTTTAACTCAACTTTAGCCAGTTTCAATACAGCCGTCGAAGCAGCTAATCAATCAATACAGGATGCGCTTAAACAGTTCGCCGACGACAACAAGGCGGAATTAGACATACTGAGCGATAGAATATCCGCACAAGTAACACGTGTAGATAGCATTACACAACGTATTGATACAGCCGGATGGATTACCACGGCAGACGGTAACAAGATATACGCTTCTAAGGAGCTGGAAAATGGTAATACGCTTATATCTTATATCAACCAGGCGGCCGGAGCAACAACAATCCATTCATCTAAGATCAATCTGGAAGGTGCTGTTACTATTACTGCGCTTCATAGTGATCTGCAGGGAGTAATTAACTCCAAGATTGATAGAGACGGATTAGGTAAGTTGGCATTTGAGGATGCAGTTGAATATGCTAAATTAGGCACTACCATTGTGGTAGGCGGTTACCTAAATACTGACTTGATAAAAGTCCGTAGAATAGATGCTGATTCCGGGTTTATTGGCGGTTTTACTATCGAAGGCGGTCGTCTTGTATGGACACGTTCAGGATACTTCGGTGGAACATCTCGTAGCTTGAAGCTAGGCTCTGGAACTTCAAAGGAAGGTGTTGTCAACGTTACTTTCAATGCAGAAACGGATGGACGTTTTGGGGTCGCTGCCATTGGTTCTAATTTTGGTGGAGCTTGTATTTATGCCTCCAGAAATCTAAATGCATCAGACAGAAGCTATCCACTGGCAAGTACAACGTATGCCGGCTTCTTTGATGGAGGTGTTTACGTGAAAGGAACATTATCAAGTGAATTATGCTTAGCAGATAATTACGGCTGCATCACATCTAGAGACGCAAATGGTGGAATTAACTATTACCGGGGAATAGATTTTGATTTTGGTAATAACATGAAATTTAGAAAAGGATTATTAGTATCAATAGATTAATATATAATAATTATGAGAATCAATTTAAACAGGCTTCTACTAGATTTTAAAGGTGATGAAGCTATTAAAGTAATAAACGGTAAGGAACAAAAGCAGTTTCTCCGTGATATGGTTTCAGAAGCGCTTTATGCTGCAGGCATGAATCCTCAATTAGGCATGGATATGTCTAAAAAACTACGTGCTTACAATATGCTTCAGCAGATTATCAATAATCGAGGAATACTTGATATTACAACGGAAGATGCTACTCTCTTAAAAGAGATCTGTGCAGACATATTCACAGCTGGCGCTTTCGGACAGATTTATGACTTAATAGAAAAAGGAGGTAAAGAATGAATATTAAAGCAACTAACAGTACAGCAGTATCAAAGGTTACAGAAGATATCAAGATCAAGTACAGGATGTCAACTCGCGGTACTGAGGCGATAAAAGATGTCACAGCTGAAATTTCTAATGATGAAACAGTTGTCGGATTCTTTAATATATCGAAAAACGGGGTGACCGGCTTTTCTCTACATGAGAATCACGGGCTGACTCCCGAGGAAGTGAAACAGGTATTCCAGACTGCTATTGATGATTGTAGCGAGGTATTGAAATGAAATATTAATATTTTAGATAAATGATTATGGATTATTTCAAAAACTTACTTATTGGATTGGTTACTGGTATAGCTGCTTATCTCAATCCTATCTCTGGGGAAATCAAAAGCCTTATTGCTGTATTTGCCCTCAATTTCATTTGTGGGCTGCTTACTGCACTCCTTATCAATCATGAAAGCTTTTCCTTTAAAAAGGCTTGGAGATGTATCGTAGAAGCAACTATTTTCTTTGCCTTAGTTAGTTGTATCTATTTTATTGGTGAACACAAAGGCAATCCGGAAGGTGCACTTCAATGTGTCTCATTTATTACGTATAGCGTTTTCTATTTCTACGGGGTAAATATTCTGAGGAATATCAAAGAAATTCTCCCTAGCTCTAGCAATGGTTACAAGGTGGTAGCTTTCTTGCACTATGTATTAAGTGTCGAGTTTATAAAGAATATCCCTTATCTAACGAACTACTTACAAAAAGGAGGTGCAAAATGATTGAAGTATTGGAGTTTATTTTTCAAGATTCTTGGCATTGGTTAGGAACAGCCATTTTGATAGCTATCATTTTCCGTGTCAATTTGGTAAAGATTGGCCCAATAACAAAAAATAAGGAGGAGAAGAAATGAAGAAAATTGATGCTATTATCATTCATTGCTCAGCAACACGTGCCGGACAGGATTTGAGAGCTAAAGACATTGATCGGATGCACAAGCAAAGAGGCTTTAGTCAGATCGGTTATAACTTCGTCATTGACCTTGATGGAATGGTAGAGAATGGGCGCCCGCTTTCCATTGACGGTGCGCATTGTAATACCAAAGGATTTTCAGAGTCTTCGTATAATAAGCATAGTGTTGGCATCTGTTATATCGGAGGCCTGGACGCATTTGGAAAGCCGGCAGATACACGTACTTCTGCTCAAAGGGCTACACTGCGCGAATTGGTAGCGAAGCTCTGTCAAGAGTATCCTATTATTGAATTGCTTGGGCATCGTGATACTTCGCCGGATTTGGATAGCAGCGGCGAAGTAGAGCCGGCAGAATATATCAAAGCGTGCCCCTGTTTTGATGTACGTTCTGAGTTTACCAACTTCTTGCGCAATACAATCATTCGACCATGAGACGCCTAATCTACATTCTAACCATCTTCCTTATGTCGGGAATATGGTTGTCATCCTGCCGGAGTCCTCAGTATGTTCCAGTAGAGACCAAAATACAACTAAAAGATTCGGTAATAACGAGAGATTCGGTTGTAATCAAAGAACAGACGGTTCGGAAAGACTCAGTTGTAATAAAGGATTCTACGGTAATCGTAGTCGATGAATCTGGAAATGTTATCCGGACTGAATTATATAGGTATCGTGACTGGTACAAGGAACTGTCACGCGATTACTCTATGTTGCAGGCAAAGTATGATTCTCTTTTTAGCGAGAAGCAGAAGGTAGTACAAGTCCCTTATCCAGTTGAACGTGAACTTTCCTGGTGGCAATCTGTTAAGTTACAGGTCGGAGAAATAGCCATAGGAGTAATTATAGGTTTGATCATTATAATTGTCTGGCTAATCCGTCGAAAGAAATAACTACTAAAAAATAACACTAAGATTCATAATAAAAAAACTTTGTAATACCTCTGCTTGTGAAAGTAGGGGTATTTTCTTTTGCTTATTTCATTTATAATTAGTACATTTGTGTACAGACGTGGATGTCTGTTGTATCATCTCTTTGCGGAAAAGTTGCTAGTTTTCGAGATCGAGAGAAGATAATACGTTTATATTCCAAAAATTAGCCTCGACTAAGCGTAGTCGGGGTTTTCTTTTGCCTTTATCTACTATCACTAATGAGGATCTAAAAAGTTCGATAGAATAGAAATAATTTCTCATTTTATGTACATCGGTAGAAATAAGTAGTACCTTTGTCCCGGGAATCATCAATTTCCACCCGTGACGACGGGATTTGCCTTGACTGAATGGCCGAGGCTTTTTTATTTGAAATTTGATGCGACATCTCCCGAAATCATAAATTTAAAACTTACCTTTGTGACATTATTGGGATGCTTGCATGGAAAATGTTTTTATTTAAACTAAATAATTTGAATGTCTTTATAATATGAATAGAATTATAATTATTGGTAATGGATTTGACTTAGCTCACAATTTAAAGACTGGATATAAAGATTTTATAAATGATTATTGGGCTACTGTTGAGGAAGGAGTTTATGATAAATACTGGCGGTTATTGGACCAACAATATGGAGGAGCCAAACACCCTCTTAATGATTATGAAGATAAGTTTATAAAAATTGAAAAAGAATATGATCAAACCAGAGTTAATAAAGTTTGTTCTTTTTATAAAGATAAAAAAGATAATCCTTTAGGGAAATTGCATACACTAATTGATGATCATAATAATGATCCTAGTGCAAATGTAACAGTTCATCTAAAGTTTAAGAATCATTTTTTTGAGCGTATATCTAATCAATGTTCTCCTGAAAATTGGGTAGATATAGAAAATGAATATTACAATGCATTGAAAAAACTACTTTTAGAGGAAGATCCCCAAAAACAAGCCAAAAGCGTTCGTAAATTAAATAAAGAATTTGATGATGTAAAAAATCTGTTGGAAAGTTACCTAACTAAAATCACCGAAAATACAGAAATCGCAAAACATCAATCTATAGAGAATGCTTTTTCATGTTGTGTAGAATTTGACGATATAGCTACATACAAAAAAACTGAATTTGTTAATTCTATTTTTTCAGATATATCATTTATGGATAGTATAACTTGGGATGCTGATCGAGAAAAAGATTCTCAGTATTCATGCTTGTCAATTGAGGAAGCTAAAATATATTTTATTGAAAAACATTGTAAACAGAAAACTTTTAAGGAGAGATTTTGCATACCATGTACATTAATTCTCAACTTTAATTATACAAAGACTGCAGAAAAGCTGTATACTGATGAAAATTTCAATGAAATAATCAATATACATGGAGAATTGAACAGTGAAAATAACCCTATTATTTTTGGATATGGTGATGAATTGGATGATGATTATAAAAAAATAGAAAAGTTGCAGAATAATGACTTTTTAGAAAATATCAAGTCTATACAATATCATCAGACAAGGAACTATAAAAAACTGTTAAACTTCATAGCATCAGGTCCATATCAAATATTTATAATGGGACATTCATGTGGAAATTCTGATCGAACATTGTTAAACACTTTGTTTGAACATGATAATTGTCTATCTATCAAGGTGTTTTATTATCAGATTGATAAAAAGACTAACGATTATGCTGATAAAATAAAAAATATCTCTCGCAATTTTAATAACAAACCTAATATGCGTGATATAGTTGTAAACCGAGAAAACTGTTCTCCTTTGGTTCCGATAGAAAAAGAGGTAGCCGTATAAGCTACCTCTTAATTATATACTACAATTAATATTTATTATTTGGTTTATATCGGTTGTATAGTGTCCGGAGAGCTGTTCTTGTTTTAACCTCCATTCTCTTCCGTTTCCTTGCACTGCCAGTTTGATGCGTTGACCGTGATCACCGTTGATCTTGTCTACGATTTGCATGAGCTTATTGTGCTTCTCACGGTCTACGGAATCAAAAAGTCCGAGTTGTACATCTTCCGTTATTTCGGTGATGATGACGCCTGCCTTCTTGTATTGATAGTCTTGCATGAAAATCGTTTTTAATCCGGCTAACGCATAATGAACTATCTCTTGTGTGTTGTTAGTTGGTACAGGAAAATGTACGACTGTATTCTTCCAGTATTGTGGAAGGTCCTCCCGGAAGTTGTTGGTATGAATAAATACCATTAGTGATGCTGCATAAGATTTTTGCTTCCTGAGTTTCTTTGCACAGGTTGATGCGTGTGTGGCGATGGCTTCAGCTATTGTGTCGATATCAGTAAGCATCTTACCAAAAGAGCGTGAGGTGCATATCTGTTTCTTAGCCGGTGGTGCTGAGTCCATATCAATGCAGGAAATCCCATTAAGTTCTTTCCAAGTACGTTCACCGACTACTGTCATATTCTTGCGCACCCATGAACCGGAAAGCTGAGTAAAGTCATAGGCTGTTTTCACTCCTTGTTTTTCCAACTTTGCAGCTTGCCGACGTCCGATTCCCCATACATCGCTAATGTCAGTAAGTTGTAAAGCCTTGATTCTTTTTTCTTCTGTATCAATAATACATATACGATTGTATGCCGGATATTTCTTCGCGAACTTATTAGCGACTTTTGCAAGTGTTTTAGTTGAAGCAATACCGAGACTTACCGGTATGCCAGTACCACGTGTTACTTGATTGACAATTTTTGCTCCGAAAGATCGAATCTCTTGAATGCCGACTAGATTGACGAGTGCTTCATCAATTGAATAAACTTCCAGTTCGGGAGCTAAATCTGCCAATATTGACATTACACGTCCGGACATATCTCCATATAAAGTATAGTTCGACGAGAATACTGTAACTTGATTGCTACTGACAAGGTCTTTAATTTGATATGCAGGGACACCCATTTTGATCCCTAATGCCTTGGCTTCATTACTTCTTGCAATGACACATCCGTCGTTGTTGGATAGTACAACGACAGGCTTTCCGTTTAGAGCCGGATTGAATACCCGTTCACAAGATGCGTAGAAGTTATTACAGTCCATTAAACCGAACATTATCTTTTCCTCCGATTCTTTTTGATTGTAAATGTAACGATTCCCCAGATCATGAAGTCATTCTCCTTAGTTACTTTTATCAATGGATAATCCGGATTGGAAGGGACCAGCCAGATAGCTTCCGGTTCCAGTCTTACTCTTTTGACGGTGAACTCGCCATCGATAAAGCATACTGCCAAATCATCATCCATCAGCTCCAATGACTTGTCGATGACCAGTATGTCACCTTCTTCTATTCCTTCGTCTCTCATCGAGTCTCCCGTCACACGTCCGTAGAACGTAGACGCCGGATGACGGATCAGTTCTTTGTTCAAGTCAATCGCCTGTTCCATATAGTCCTGAGCAGGAGAGGGAAAGCCAGCCTTTATTCCTTCATCGGCAAATTGCAACGGAAGGCTGCTGGATATGTCTATCTTATGTATTTCTATTTGCTTTTTCATAACTCTG